GCTGATTTGAGCGTCTTAGATGCGGCTGAGAGCGGCGACAGGCTTGCCGAGTTGAGAGCGATGCGCCGGGTGATTTCGCGGCATATTGATTCGCCTGACACGTTGGCTCGTGACTTGGCTGCGTTGACTCGCCGGCAGATGGAGATTAGCCGGGAGATTGAGGCGCTGAGGAACGAGACGGGGGGGGATGCTCTTGGTAAGGCAGCAGACTCTCCAGACGAAACCTTCAACCCGGCGACTGTCTGACGTTGCCCGGCATGTGATTGTCCCGGAGGGGATTGTCTCTACGGGCTGGCCGGCGGTGCGGGATACTTTGCGGGAGCTTGGTATTTCGTTTGATGACTGGCAGCAGGGCGCTTCTCAGTTGATTCTGTCGAAGTCCGCTAACGGTCAGTATGCAACGACGGTCGGCGGCGTTACGGCGAGCATCCCTCGCCAGGTGGGTAAGACGTTTTTCATTGGCTGGATCGCTTTCGCCTTGTGCATCATCCACGACGGTTTGACGGTTGTTTGGACGGCGCACCGGGCGTCTACGGCTGATGAGACTTTCAAGGGCATGAAGTCGATGGCTGCTTCTTCTTTGATGGGTCCGCATATTGAGCGGATCGCTGATAACGGTTCTGAGCAGACTATCGAGTTCCGGAATGGTTCGCGTGTCGTGTTTGGCGCTCGTGAGCGTGGTTTTGGCCGTGGCTTCACGAAGCTGGATGTGGTGGTGTTCGATGAGGCGCAGATCCTCACGGAGCGCGCTATTGAGGACATGGTTCCGGCGCAGAACGCTTCAGGTAACGCGCTGACAATCATGATTGGCACGCCGCCGCGGCCTATTGACCCGTCTGAGGTTTTCGAGGATGCCCGCCGCGCTGCTCTTGCTGGTGAGGCGCCGGATTCGTTGTATATCGAGTTCAGCGCTGACCGCGACGCAGACATTACCGACCGGAAGCAGTGGCGGAAGGCAAACCCGTCTTATCCTGGCCGCACTAACGAATCTGCCATGCTGCGGATGCTACGGAAGCTGTCGGCTGATTCTTTCAAGCGTGAAGCGTTGGGGATTTGGGATGAAGTGGACGCCATGCGTTCAGCTATCCCTGCTGCGGCGTGGAATGAGCTTGCTATTAGCGAGGTTCCGGAGGATTGGCCGCTCGGGGCTATCGGCCTGGACATGAACCCTGAACGCACGCGGGTCAGTATCGCTGTTGCGGCTTTCGGCCCTGAGCATGTGCATATTGAGCTTGCCGAGGATGCCGAGTTTTCGGATGCCGGTTCTAAGGCTCTTGTGGACTGGATCTTTGAGCGTGCTAAGCGGCGTGTCCCGGTTGTGATTGATGCTTATTCCCCTGCCCGTTCGTTGGAGCCTGAATTGAAGAAGCGCGGGTGTCTTGTGCGGGTTATGGGTGCTGCTGAGTTGTCGCAGGCGTGCGGCGGGCTGTACGACGCGGTGACGCTTGACCAGTCTGTTACGCACTTCGGACAGGCGCGGCTGAATGATTCCCTTGCTGGCGCTACGAAGGAGAGCTTTGGTCCTGCCGGCGCGTGGAAGTGGAATCGGAAGTCTTTGGAAGTTGACCTGTCGCCACTGATGGCCGCTACTGCCGCGCATTTTGGGGCTGTGAAGTTCGGCAAGAAGCCTCGCGTTGAGGGTGCTACGAAACGGAAGGTGGTGATCCTGTGATTAGTTCCGGTGCTGAGCTGGCTCTCGATCATTCGGACGCCGCTCTTCTGGGTGAGTTGGTGCAGGTTTGGGAGTCTAAGCGGACCCGGAACCTTGTGCGCTCCACGTATTATGACGGCGCCGCTCCTTTGAAGGATTTTGGTATTTCCCTGCCGCCGAAGATGCGGTCTATTGAGGCTGCTCTCGGGTGGATCGCTAAGGGTGTTCACGCGGTCACGGATCGCTCGAAGTTCGAGGGGTTCGTTTCCACTGACGGCGCTGAGGATCCGTTCGAGCTTCAGGGGATCCTGTGGGATAACCGTTTCTTGGTGGAGTTCCCGGCTGCTGCTGTTTCGTCTGCGGTGCATGGCTGCTCGTTCCTGACGGTTTCCCAGGGTGATACTGCTGCGGGCGAACCTGGCGTGCTGGTTTTGCCTCGTGCGGCTGATTCATCGGCTGCTATCTGGGACCGCCGCAAAAGGGCGCTGAGGGGCTTCCTGTCGGTGGTGGACGCTGACAACGCGGGCAACATATCGCAGATGATTATGCACACCCCTGAGAAGGTCGTCACGCTCACCAAGGGCGCCGGTTCCTGGCGTGCTGACGTGCGGCGGAACCCGCTTGGTGTTGTGTCGGTGTCGCCGCTGGTTCATAAGTATGAGCTTGGTCGACCCCTTGGTCATTCGAGGATCACACGGGCCGCGATGGGCTACGCGGATTCTGCTCTGCGGACGATTGTTCGGGCTGAGGTTTCCAGCGAGTTCTACAGCGCACCGGAGTATTACCTGTTCGGCGCCGATGTGTCGTCTTTCGTGGGTGACGACAAGTGGACCGCGCTCATGGGCCGCATCAAGGCGATGGACATTGAGGACGGCGAAGATAAGCCGGACCTGCACAGGTTCACGGGCGCTTCCCCGCAACCGCACACGGACCAGTTGCGGATGTGGGCGAACCTCTTTGCTGATGACCAGGACCTTGAAGTGAAGTTCGCTGATTCGTCTAACCCTTCCTCCGCGGATGCAATTTTCGCAGCGAAGGAAACGCTGATTACGACGACTCGTGACGCGAATGCGATGTGGGGTTACGGCGCTGTGCAGGCGATGCACCTGGCGGTTCGCTTGCGGGACGGACTTGATGCGACGCCGGACGGGCTGCGCTCACTGTCCGCGCAGTTCACGGATCCGGCTATTGTGTCGCCGTCCGCCCGCGCTGATGCGTTCTCGAAGCTCGCTACCTCAATTGAGGGCTTCGGTACTTCTGAGGTTGGCATGGAGTTCGCGGGCCTGACTCGTGAGCAGATTGTCCGGTTCCGGGCTGACCGGCGGCGGGCTACTGCCGGCGCACGACTGCAAAGCCTCGCCTCTATGGCTACTACGACACCGGAGGCTGCTGTAGATGTCAATGCAACTCCTGACGCAGTTCGAGCAGGCTAACAACGGTATAGCCGCGCTGGTGGAGCGCGATTTGGCGGCGTTTCTGGCGTCGTTGAATTTCTCCCGCCCGGACGCTGTGAAGCTGGACCTGTTCGATTACATCCCGGCCCTTGTGGCGCAGTATGGCGACATGGCGGCGACTGTCGCTGCCGACTGGTACGACGAACTAAGGGCTTCTCAGGGTGTCGGTGGCAGTTTTAGTGCGCCGCTCGCGGATCCTGTGCCTGTTGAACAGGTGAATGGGCGGATTGGTTACGCCACCCGCCCTAACGGCCCGTTGTTCCTTGGTGATACTGAGACGCTATCTGCGTTCCTTTCGATGATGACGAATGAGTACGCCTTGCAGCCGGGTAGAGACACGGTAATGCAGGCCGCGCACAAGGAGAAGGTTGCCTATGCGCGGGTTCCGGAGCCTGGAGCGTGCTTCTTCTGCTTGATGCTTGCTTCCAGAGGGTTCGTGTACTCGAAATCTACGGTAGGCGAGACGAACAAGTTCCACGGTAAATGCCGGTGTAACGCCATGCCGGTTTGGGACGAAACACGCGCCCGCGTTGAATACGGCTACGACCCTAACGCGCTCTATGACCAGTACCGGGCCAACCAGGACGCGAAGCAAAGCGCCAAATCATAGTAGAATTAGAGAGTTAGAAACTCCCGCGATGGCTGGAACCATCCGGGAGCGCGACCAACACTTTAGGGAGTGCTGATATGCAAGATTCTACTTGTTCGATTGCCGGATGCGAAACAGGCATCCGAGCCCGCGGCTACTGCGCTAGTCACTATGCCCGCTGGAACCGCTACGGCAACCCGCTGCATGTAACGCCGCGTCAAGCCAAGATAGACGCGATCTTGGATGCTGGTGAAGTTGACTGCACCCAATGCGGGCGGCGACGGGCGCTAAGCGAATTTAACCGAGATTCGCGCCGACCTACAGGACGTAGGCGAACATGCAAGGAATGCGCATCCTCTGCAACTCGGCGCTGGATAGAAGAGAATCCCGCGAAGGTGAATGCGACCTCTGTGGCTTATCGCATCAAGAATGCCGAATCTCGCCGGGAATATAGCGCGGCATACCTTCCTGAATGGAAGCGCGAAAACGCTCACAAGATCCGCGACTACACCTACCGACGCCGCGCCAAAAAGGCAAATACCGAAACGGCGCCAATTGACTACTCTGCTCTATGGGAAACGTGCGGTGGGGCTTGCTCCCTATGTGGCCACCCTCTGGATTTGGCTACAGAGTGGCCTTCGCCCCGGTTTGCTTCCATAGACCATATCGTTCCGTTGTCTCGTGGCGGCGGTCATGTCCAATCAAACCTCCAGTACGCCTGCCTTGATTGCAATGTCCGCAAGGGCGCGAAGGCAGTCTAGAACTTCCACGGTATTTCTCCCGTGAAGCGGTACGCGCCCGTATGCGCGGTCCAGTAAGTATGCCCACACGGGGCCTAAACGGAAAGGGTGTGGTCGGCGTGTCCGAATCCACCGAAGGAACCGCAGTAGCGGGAGAAATTACCGATCAGGGCAATGAAGAATTTCGGGCGCCGTCTTCGCAAGAGGACCTGGACCGTATCATTGCTGCCCGCTTGGATCGGGAGCGCAAGAAATTCGCTGACTATGACGAAGTCAAGGCCCGCGCCGCTAAGTATGACCAGCTTGAAGAGTCGAAGAAATCTGAGACTCAGAAACTCCAGGAACAGCTTGCGCAGTTCCAAGAGCGCGCTGCTGCCGCTGAGCGTGACCGTGAACGGCTTGCGGTGATCGCCAAGCACGGCATCCCCGAGGAATACCACGACCTGGTACACGGGTCCGACGCTGAGTCTTTGGCGGCGTCTGCGGCGAAGGTTCAGGCACTCATTACAGCGAACGCGCAGCCTCAGTCTGAGGCGTCGTTTGTGATCCCCAGCGAAGGCGGAAGCCCGAGCCTCGCATTGAACGGTGACGGCATCGAGTCCGCGCTGAGAAAAGCTCTCGGCATCGCGTAAGCGGTGCCAACCCTACTTAGGAGAATCAGATGGCAATCACTGCCGCTACCAAGACCTCCGACTTTTCCGGTTTCCTGAACCGTGACCAGTCGGCAGCTATTTTCGAGCAGGCCGCTAAGGTTTCTGTTGTCCAGCAGCTCGCCCCGCAGGTGCCCCTTGGCATCAATGGCCAGTCGATCCCGGTTGTCACGGGCAAGATCGCTGCCGGGTGGACCGCTGAAGGCGCGCAGAAGCCCGCGTCCAAGGGCTCTATTGCTCTGAAGACCATGGATCCGAAGAAGCTGACCGCTATCGCCGTGGTTTCCGCTGAAGTGGTCCGCGCCAACCCCGGCGGCTACATGGATCTGCTTCGCCCGCAGATCGCTGAGGCGTTCGCCACCGCGTTCGACTCCGCAGCCTTCTACGGCACTAACTCCCCGTTCGCCACGAACCTTGCCACCGGATCTTCGGTGCAGGAGTTCACTGGCACCACCCCGGCTTTCACTTCCGTCTATGACGACCTGAACGCCGGCCTGTCCACCCTTGTGAACGCTGGCAAGAAGCTGACCGGCTGGGCCTTCGACAACCGTTTCGAGCCGGTCCTGAACGGCTCCAAGGACACCGCGAACCGTCCACTGTTCGTTGAGTCCCCGTTCACTGAAACTGCTGGCCCCGTCCGTCAGGGCCGACTGCTGGGCCGTCAGGCGTTCATCGGTGACGGCATCTACGACGGCGCCACGAAGACCTATGGCTTCGCTGGCGACTGGTCACAGGCCGCATGGGGCGCTGTCGGTGGCATCTCCTACAAGGTTTCCACTGAGGCCGCTGTCACGATCAACGGCGCGCTGGTTTCCCTGTTCGAGAACAACCTGGTTGCGATCCTTGCCGAGGCTGAATACGGCTTCCTGGTCAACGATCCGTCGAGCTTCGTCAAGTTCACCAACGCAGCCTAGTAGGAGGCTCTAGTGGCTATCAAGAAAGCAACTACGACAGATGACCTGAAGGCCGAAGAGAAGCCTGCTCAGGAGGGCTACACGACCGTTGTCGGCCCGTCCGGCACTGAGACGAGCGTCCCTGACTCGATCCTTGAGGCTCTGCTCGATTCCGGTTACACCAAGAAATAGGTAGGAGGGCGCGTCGTGACTTGGACTGCTGCTAGTGATGTTGTCGCTGACTGGATTGGTGATGACGCGCCCACCGACCTAACTAAGGTCGCTAACTGGATCGGTAAAGCCGAGCGGCTGCTCCGGTCTGAGGTTCCGTCGTTGGTGGCGCGGCTTGCCGCCGATCCGGTGACGGAACCTGACCTGCTGGGGAACGTCAAGGACGTTGTTACGGAGATGGTGCAAGAGGTTTTCCGGAACCCTGAGCGCATCCGGCAACGGCAGGACGCTACCGGCCCATTCACTGGATCGGTAACGTTCGGCGGCGACACCCCTGGCGAGTTGAGGGTGACCTCGAAACAGATCAAACTCCTGTCCCCTGCCAGCAACAGTACGGGCGCTTTCACTATCGACATGATCCCGTCCACGTCGCCGTTTTCCGGTTCGTATACGTCGCCCCTGAACGCTTGGGAGATCGCCT